CAGGCGCTCGGCATATTCGGCATCGGCCACCATAATCAGCGCGGCGGGTTCGGCCCACGGCAACGCCCGATGCCCCGGCCCGTTGTAGATCCCGGCCACCAACACTCTGACTTGCATCATTCGATTTTTCCTTGAAAACACGGACGGCCAAGGCGGAGGAGTGATCAGAAACCTCAGCCGCCCGCATTTTCTGAAGTTAAGGCGTGCCGACCACCATCCAGTTGATCGCCAGGCCCGCACTGCCGGCGGTTATGCCGTCCGGCTTCCAAACTTTTACCGTGACGGTCGAGCCACTGATCACCGTCGAACAGCTCTGGCCGGTCGCGCTGGAATCGGCCGCCAGCGCACAAAACACATAAGCCGGCGTGGTCAGACCGTGCGTCACGGCCAACGTGCCAGTGATCGTGTTCGAACCAAAGACCGTTTGGTGAGCGGCGGCCGCCAGCATGACCGTGCCGCTGTAGGACGGCAGAACATAGATATAGTCTGCGGTTGGTTCTACTGGAAACCGCAAGACGCCTTCGTAGGCGTCGGCCGTCGTGCCTTCATATTTGAGATCCTGCCCGCTGAAGAACAGCGCGCCCGCCGCGTCGATGCCACCCGCGCTCAATACCAGTGTTCCCGATGCGTCTTGCAAGACAACGCTGCGATCCGCCGTCGGATCAGTGGCGCTCACCGAGGTCTCATAAGCATCCGCCGTGGCGCCTTCCCAGACCAGCATGTTAGTTCCGCCGGTCACTGAGTTTGCCACGTCCGTGCCGTTGGTGGTCAGCGCGCTCATTATGACAGCGCCAGTTTCGTCGGGAATCGTCACAGTGCGATCGGCGGTCGGATCGATCACGATCACGCTGGTCTCATAAGCATTCGCGGTCGCGCCCTCGAAAAGCAGCGCATTCGATGCACCGCTGATTGAGTTAGCCGCGTCTGGCGCGTTGGTCGCCAGGCTTGAGACCACCGCATAGCCGGTGGCGTCCGGCAAGGTAAATGTCCGGTCCGCCGTCGGATCGACTACCGCCAAAGTTGTCTCATAAGCATCGGCAGTCGCGCCTTCCAGAGTCACGGTCGCGCCGGCGTTGACCACGAAACCGCCGCCGCTGTCACAGGTGAAGCTGGCCCCGCCCTGCGGTGTGTAGCAAGGCGTATTGTAGTCAGCCGCGCCCGCCAAAAGTTCTGGCGCTGGCTTCGGCACACAACCCACCGCCAGGGCCAGGATCAGCAGTAGCGCCCAGGCTACCGAAAGGTATTTCTTCATGTTTGCAGCTCCTATATCCGGCGCGCTACTCGCGCAGCGCGCCGGAATCATGTCACTCACGTGCACTGTTAGCCGAGCCAGTGATACTGGCTGGCCGTCGGCAACTGGGCCGTGGCCTGCGTCACCGGTTGCGCGCCCCGTTCCAGCAGGAAGACCACGTCGGCATACGAGCCGTTGGTCAGCGTGCCGCTGAAGGCCAGCGCGATGAAGTGGTGATCGAGCGGCAGTTTGCGCACCTCGATGCTCCAAGACACAAACTCACCGTCGTCATCGACCGCTGGCGTATGTGCCAGGGTGCTGTCGATCACATCCAGGGTCCCCGATGCCGAGTCGGAACATTTCGGCGTCAGCACCGGGCTGTCGCTGGCGTGGATGGTGCCCAGATGGGCAATGATATGCGCGAACTCATACCCGCTGACGTCGATGAAGGCGGCCGATGCGGGCAGAGAGGTGATGCCGCTCAGGGCGGTTTCGCAGTTGGTTGGGCCGCGCAGGATCCACATGCGTTCGCTGAGGCTTCCGTTGATCATGGTGTTTTTCTCCTATCTATCACAACGTCATGCGCTCACGTACTGCGCACACATTTTCCAGGTTTCAACCAGGCGCCCGCCAACCCGCCGGCGCACGTGGTACTCGACTTTGTTGACGCCAGTGTTGGAATCCTGGAAGCGCGCGATGGTCAGGCCGGCCTTCTGGACGATCCAGTAAGCCGAAAAGTCACCGAACAGGATCGGGAAGGCGCTGCTGGCGACACTGGGCATGGCCTCCGAGCGCTTGAACGGATAGCCGGCCAGTGTGCGTTTGTTGTTCTCGATGTCCCGGTCGAAGAGATACTCGCCCGAACCGGTCTTGAGCTTGCGGATGGCGGTTCCGGTCGCCTTGTTGAACACAAACACCGCCCGGTCCATGTATTGCACATCCAGGCCGTCGGAGAGGCCGATCAGACCATCGGCGGTCAAGGCCGAGGCACTGCCGGAGTTGACAGTCGAGATGCTGTTGCCGTTGGCGGAACTGGGCAGGATGCCGTGGGGTTTATTGGCCCCGTCCCCGACCAGGAAGGCATCGTCCTCGTCGATGGCCAGGGTGTCGGTGATATCAGACTGGACGAGCGCCACCAGGTTGGCGGCATCCTCGACCAGCGACTGCGAGAAGCCCACTTTGTAGGTGTACACGTGGGCGACGACCGGCGTCATGCCGAGGGTGGCATTGTCCGCCGTGGGGGAGGTGGTCTCCGAGCCCCAGATCCCCCGCAGGGCGCCGCGATAACGAGCATCCCCGCCGGTGTAGAGCGGCACATCCACCGAGTTGCCGGCCGTCAGATCGATCACCGTCGCGCCACTGCCCCGGATTACGGTGATCCCTGGCAGGCGAGAAACGATGCCGGCCTGCACGTTGGGCGGGACTGCATAGCCACCCAAAGTGCCCTGCGCCTCGACCATCGTGGTCTTGACTTCAGCGACCGACATGCCGGCGTCCCGCAAGAGGTACTCGATCTGCGACCAGGGGAAGACCTGCTTGCGCAGCGCCTTGATCTCTGTGCGTTCCAGGCCGCTTTCGCCCCAGCGCAGGTACTTGGTGAAGGCCACGTTCTGGGCGGCGATCTGCTGGCGATAGTCAGCGCCCAGCACGTCGATCATCACCTGGTGCTGAGCGTCCGTCTCCGCGCCATATTTCAGCGCGTACACGGGTTGGAAGGTCTTGTCATCCGCGGCCGCTCCAGTCGGATCGGCGGGCGGATTCGCCAGCTTCGCTTGCAGGTCGGCGTCCGCATCGGCCACGGCCTTGAGTTGCTCGGCGCGCACCTTCAGTTCGTCGGCCGCTTTCATGGCCACGTCGATCTCGGCCAGCTTTTCGGCCGGCACCTGGCCGTCTTCATACTCTGTCAAGATGGCCTGGGCTTTCTTGACCTCAAGGCGAGCTGCTTCCAGCATCGCAAGATACTTTTGCTTCATGTGATTACTCCTGTCATCAAGATGTTCTATGCCATCTGAGTGCTGGCGACTGTTGGCGAGCAGTGCTCCCGGCCCGCAGGTGGGAGCGGCTGGCACTTGGCAGCGCGGGCGGCTCAGTTTCAAATGTTAGATGGCCCGCGCTACCAGGGTCAGTGTACGAATGGCGGCTTGTGTCACCGCCGCGCCACTGGCGCCCGAACGGACTTTGATCCAGCGCACACCCTGAAAATTGGCGTTGCTGTCGAAGGCGATGAAGCGGTCCACCGCGGCGGTCGCGCCCACCTCGTTGCCACTGTCATCGTAGAGGTTGTTGTAAATCGTGCCATTCGCGCTGGCCTGAAACGTCAGATTGGCGGCCGTCCAGGCGGCCGGCGTGACGATACCCACCAGCACGGAGCCCATCAGGTCGGCTGCCGAACTGAGTGATGCAGCTTCGGCAATCGTGACAGTCTCGATCTCAGTTCGTGGCGAAAACGTAATTGCCATCCCTACCTCCCCACCAGGTCCAACTCGTGCGCCAGGACTTGCAGACGGCGCTTATAGACTGCCAGCATCATGCGTTGGTCAGGCGGCGGTTTGAGCAATTGCGCCAACTCATCCCAGCGGCCGGCCTCGCGCAACCGATCAGCAATCTCAGTCAGCGGCGCGTCCAAGTCCAGCGCCCGCTTCAGATTCATGGTAGCGTCGTTCATGCCCCAGTTCACATCGGACAGCTCCCACAACCGGATCTCCTGGAGGATCCGATCCACCTTGCGCTGTCCGACCAACAGGTCTTCCGGGAATTCGACCTTGACCGGATCATAGCCGATGCTCATCTCGCCAACGGCCCCGGCCCGGATACCCGTCAAGACCTCGTCGCCGCGCGGCGTGTCCAGGTATTCGCGTTTGACGAATAGCGCGCCGGTCGCCTCGGGATATTGCGTCAGGACCGGTTCAGGCAGTTCATCCCGCCCGACCTCGCGCATTTCCAGGATCTTGGCAATCGGCGGCAGCGAGCTGTTGTGCTGCCAGAGCCAGCGAATCCGCGGCCCGCGCTCCTGTAGCGTCTTGGCGTAGGCGCCGGTGACGATCAAGTCGCCGCCGTCATCCACATTGCCGAGAATAGACGGGAAGCCGGTCACCACCCGTTCGGTGACCTCGTGATATTCCGTGACGGTCTTGCGCTCCATCATCCCGCTGCCGATCTCCTTGAATGGCGAAACAATGCCATCGTCATCAAACTCCCGCGCCATCCGCCGGTAGTAACGCGTGATGCGAGTCCGAATGGCGGCCCGCACCTCCTCCGGGATGTCAGTCCGGTCCACGCCGCGGCCCCCGGCACAGGCGAAAATGCCGCGCGGCACAGCCCGCAGCTCGCCATCGATCACGTCGGCAAAGCCCAGTTTGTAGGCGCCGAAGTTCTCCTTGTCCGCGTCATCGGAGGCGAAAAAGGCCGTCCGGTAGCGCGGCCAATTCATGTCCTCTTTGGCTGGCCCCCCGGCCCAGGCGCGCACGCGCTTATCAGCCATTGCGCCATCCCACGGGCGTTCGCGATCAGCGAGCGGGAGGTCCATCTTGCCATTGGCTTTCCACATCGTACACCTCGTTTTACGTCGCCAGCAGTGTTTTGACCGCATCGGCGAAAATGCCCAGCACGCTCTCGGTCTCGCGGTCGCCCACGTCCTGCGTGGTCTGCCAGACGCCCTTGTGCATCCAGGCCTGGCGATCCGCATCCATCACGTACGGCCCGTAGATGGTGTTATTGCCGACCGTGCCGATCAGGTCGCCAGGTGTCTGTTCGACTGTCGAAGTCCAGCGCCGCCCCAGCGTGCCGGTGCGCCGATAAGGCACCCGAATCTGCCCCGAACGCAATGCCGCAAAGAAGAAACGGCGTTGCCTGTCGGACTTGAACCCGCCCAGCCCCTTGTGCGCCTGCGGCGGGTAGACAGCCAGCTTGGCTTGCACGTGCGCCGTCGCCCGGGTCATTGCCGGCCGCAATGCCGTTAGGCCCTGGATGCGGCCCAGTTTGGCGAGCAGTGGTTCCAAGCCCTCGACGTGAATGGTTATGCCGGGCATTGGTCTGGCCCGCCCATTTCTGGTAAAGCCGCCACAATGGGCCCGACCTCGTCCCATTCAATGACTCCATGCAGGTCGTCAGCCAGTTGTGCGCCGAAGATTTCCTTCCCCGCGACCGCGTCAGTGATTGATCCGCCGATTGGCCCAATGCTAATGCTCAAAAAGCCCCACCGATAGCGGATGTATACAGGCCGGCCATTCTCGGTGTAGGCTTCCCATTGCGAGGGACTTGCCTCGCAAGTTTTTACAAGATCCTTGATTCTCATCTCTCCCCCTCACCCATCCGCCGCAAATATCGGCCACTCGTTTATCACCGAAAAGGTGTACCCACACGCGGGAAATCTGATAATATCGTGCGGTCCGGTCGGCCAAACCTCACATAATAGCGGCTTCCCGCTATCGTGCAATGAACAACCGTTGGCTACCAGATAAAAACATGGTGCTGGAGTTTCTTCTGGATTCTGGACCGTTTGATAAATTCTCCGCTCCTCCCCAGCCAGCCCCATAATTTCCTGGAAACAACCACGCTCTTCCACTCCCGCGCAGCCCTCAAGTTGCATGATTGCCGCCTTGGTCCTGCCAGCGGCTCTAATTGCAATGCTGCCCCGGCAGCAATCACTACATTGATTGCATTCCCCATCCCGGTGATATTCAATCACGCTGCTGTGGTCATAATTCCATTCCAGGAAACGCACGCTATCCGCCTGCTATCCGCCGCAAGTACCCGCCGGGATTCCAGGTCACTCCGAACGCTTCCCGGCTGCGATCCGCCTGCCAGTCCCGCCGCTCCAACAAGAATGCTTGCACGGCTTCCCACGGGCCCGGCTGTGGCCCAACCGCCAAGCCGTGGTGGCAGATCGTGTCCTCGACAATGAAGTA